TCATAGTCTTTCTTCCACACAAATGCACTGATAGGTAACTTATCAAAGAGTGCACCATAATCATACAGTAGTGTCTCAAAGTATAATGCCTTGTGCATCACACTCTTGACTGAGATCCATGTACCTGGTACTATCTCACCATGTCCTTTTTGATGGTCGTATAAGAATTCTTTTTTCACATACACCGAGTACGGTGGCAAATTATGTACTAAAAATGACATTAAGGTTTCAAATTTTTTTGAACAGTTTCGAGTGTTTGTCTCATGTTGATAAAGATTGTACCGAGATCAGTGTCGCCAAAACCTAATTGATTTGACCCTTTCTCTAATTGTTTCTTCATCTCCAGTGCCTGCGGATCGTCAGATAATTTTATCCTTGCCCACATTATTTCTTGTTTATCTAGAAGTTCTTTTATAGTTTCAATGTGTTCCCACTTTGCTTCGTTACTCATCTTGGGAAACTCAAGGATCACTGAATACAATTCTTTTTGAATATCCATGATCTCTTGCATCTCATCTCTTATAATAGGTGAGTCAAAAAACTTACTCATTTCTTTCCCTCACAACTGACAGCATATGTTTTTTGTATTTGTTCTTGTCGATATTTAGAAATGGAATATACTTCCTTATCTTCATCGAAATTGTTTTCCATATGGGATCTTGAAGTTTTTTATCGTAGTCATCACAAAAAGAAAATAACTTTTCGTAGATGCACATTTGCTCTACAGATATTCTACCACCCAAATGTTCTTTTAGCAACGGTGGATGTCCTTTTGATGGATTGAATAAAGTATCTAAATCATATTCATCCATCATATCTTCTGACTGCTGTTTGAAATCGTAGAATAAACTTTGCTGTCTTTTTTGCCAATCTTTATACACAGTCTCTCCCGACCTAATAATATTACCTATCCATAATCCCTGTGGGTTATCAGTCGCTACAAAATTTGCCAAGAAGAAATCACATACCTCCTCGTCTTTATATTTTCTAGATGTTTTTTCAAACCAATATCTATCTTTTCTTTTATAAAATGAATCTATTTTTGCTCTTGACTTTCCACCATACCTATGATAATCATACTTCTCTTTCGTGAAGTGATTCTTGAAGGCAAGATATTGTTTGTAGGTGTCAAACGGTGTCATAGTGAGGAACAACTTTCTTTACTCCTTTTAGTTGTTTATTTGCTCTTCTCCATTGTGGATCTGAAGGACACTTATTACAAATTTGATGTGGTGTCAAGACTTCATTTGCCATAGCAAATAGTTCTTCGTCAGATGCATCAATAGATGTGGGTTTGTATGACAGATACTTCTGCCACACTGATTCATCTGTCTGTCCTGTAGATGTCAATGTCTCATGAAGATATGCAATACTAGGACACTTCCACAACTTACCATTGTAAATCTGTAAGTTAGGTGCTGTGCAGTGTGAGAATGATTTCTCAATCTCACCATCCTCGTATGGATAGAACTTATTGTCTTCCCATCTTAGCATATCAAACCACCAATCGTCCCAAGGTTCAGAGATCTCTAACAATTCAAGATCAATATTCTCAGTTCTTGCACGGTCAATAAAGTCCCATACATTTTGATAAGTTTTCTTTCCTAACCTATCAAGAGGTGACAAGTGCATACTAATACGAAAGATACCACCTTCTTTCATGTGATCTATAATCCAATCAGTATTTTGAGGTATTAGTATGGCATTAGAAAATATTTTTATATAACAACTCCCTTTATAATAATCTCTAAGTAATTTACATACTTCTTTTGATCTTGGTTCTAAGAGTGCCTCACCTCCTAATACACTGGCATGAGACCACACATGTATTCTTGGTAAGATAATTTTTAGATCACTTAGTAATGAATCTATCGATAAACCACTGCCAGGTGCAAGAACACCACTATGATGATTACACCCCTTACATGCCAAATTACATCCATTATGAGAGTGAATACTCAGCATTCTGAATGTTGGTTTCTCTTTTGATATCTCCTCTAAGTTCTCTGGTTCTGGTTGAAAATTTTCTTGGTAGAACGATTCAAACTGTCTTAGAGGAGACCTGAATCGTCTTGGCATCTAGATTGCAAATCTTGCTAGTGATGTCTTCTTCAAATAATTTAGTTCAGTTGCATTACACTTCAACTTTTCTTTCAATGGTTTTGATATTAGTTTAGATACATTTTCTATCTCAATGTTGTTCTCTTCACAGTAGTGACAGATCGCTTCTATGTAATCCATCTCGGCATTGTGTTTCACAAGCATTTCTATGTCGTTTGAGAATTTATCTTGACACAGAAAGTTTTTCTTGAGAAATTCTCTCCTTGCCTGTTTGGATTCAGATGCCACTAAGTTTGTCCTCCACAAATTTTTCAATGTACTTTACCAATAGTCTCATGTACTTCATTTTATCATACTCTTCGTAGACTGTCACCTCTCCGTTCTCACATGTCATAAGAATAACAAGTTTCTTCACAGGTATCTCTGTGAGTTCATAAAACATGCAAGCATATGCTGCTGCTTGGACAAAATAGTTCTCGATCCAATCCCTTGGTTTAGGTTTGGCAGCAGTTTTGAAATCGATTATTGACAGTTCGCCATTATATTCTGCAATACAATCAACAGTACCTGCAACACCCAGTTCTGTTGAGTAGAGACTCTTCTCTAAAGCGTAGATATTATTTATGTTTTGTAAAGTTTTTTTCGCTTGGGTGAACAACATTTTAGGACCAGGTTTGTCAAACTCAACGTCCTTATTCAACAAATAATTTTCAATGAGTGTGTGAGTAGACGTTCCTCTTGAAGTCGCTCTCTTTGTAATCCTATCTGCCTCCTCATCACCTACTCTCTTCCTCCACTCCACAAAGATTTGTTTGTTGAAGTGCGATGTAACTGAGGTGATAGACACCATCGGTCTGTCGTTGACATTGTAATACCTGACACCATCAATAGTTTTCCTACTCAATGCAGGGAGTTCACATTCTACATGCTGAAACATTACATTCCTAGTTCAATTTTACTGATAAGATAACTCTTGACTATACCTGATCTTACAATATCATTCACACCAAACTCAACCAAATCAAACTCAGGCATCCTAGCAATGATCTTTTGGAAATCAAGGATACCATTCTTGTCGTTGGTCTTTACGAGGTCAGTTTGAGCGACATCACCACAGAACATAATCTTGCAGTTTTCACCTACTCTTGTCATTATACTATCTAACTCATGAAAATTCAAGTTTTGTGACTCGTCCACAATAATGATAGCATCATCAAGAGTTGTGCCTCTGATGAATGAAGTTGACCAGAACTTGATGCTGTCCTGTGTCTTGAGATTACCCCACAACATATCAAAGTCATTGTCCGTAGGTAACTCAAACATATACTTGACCATATGTTTGTATGGTATCTGATATATGTCAGACTTATCCTCATGATCACCAGGTAAGAAACCTATCTCTCTTGTAGATACAAGTGATCTTACGATGTATAATTTTTGATATGGAGTCAGAGGATCTAATACTTCCTTGAGTGCAAGATATAATGTGATAAATGTTTTACCTGTACCTGCAGCACCATATAAAAATAGTGATTTATTCTCTTTATATGAATCAAATACAACCTTTTGATTTTCTGTGATGGGTTCAACAGGAACCATCATATCAGAATGAAAAGGTTTCTTCCTTTGCATTTGCTTGCCAGTCATTCCAGCACCAACACTGGTTGACATCTTCTTCTTTCTTGCCATTATGGGAACCTTTTCTGTGGTTTTACTTTAGAACCTGGTACTTGTGCTACCTTTGATAGCACTTCATTCCAACCTCCATCTGTACGACTGTAAACGTCACCAGTTCCACTGACAACACCACCTGTTCCCTGACTCCAGTCTTTATCCCAGTCTGGATTCTCCTTTCTGAAGTCTTCATACTCTTGGACACTCATTGATAACTCTTTGGTCTCACCTGTCTTCAGATTTTTTACGGGGTAACTTGGCATAATTTTTTTTGCGGTGATCTATTTATTTTGTTATTATAACCTTTCTTTTGGTTTTTTGCTGCTGTGCTGCACTAAAATGTAATGGTTTGTGAGTACACATGTTACAAACTGACTCTGCTTTTACTGAATTATCACAGAATAATTCTAACTCTTCGTCAGAACAGTTGACTGGCACACCATCTACAAGGTATGGATTCCATTCTGGATCTCCAGTTTGATCCATAACATATAACATCTCCCTCAAAAATGCAGTGTTCGGACATTTCCACAACTTACCATTATATAATTGAGCATTTGGACAGGAGCACCAAGCAAAACTCTTTTCTATATTACCCTGATTGTATGGGTGAATCTTATCTCCTCTCTTTTTTATAGAATCAAACCACCTATCCTTATGATTATGATGCTCTGTGATTCTCAATTTCCATGGTCTATTAGGTGCAGGTCCTACCTCCCATTCATACTTTGTTTTCTTTGCAAATCTCTCAAGGATATCAATTACATTCTTACCACGCTCAGTATTTTCTGGTAGATGTAGACTAACTCTCATATAAACTTTAGGATGATCTAAGATATCAAAGATCCAATCCTTACCCTCTAGCAATTCACCATTAGTGTAGAGGTACACATCATTATTGGCATACTCCAGAGTTGTACGAAATATTTCCTCACATCTTGGGTTGAGAAGTGGTTCGCCACCTATTATATTTGCTCTCCTAAGATCAAGTCTTGGTAATATAACTTTTAGATCTTCTAATAATGCATCAGT